GAAAACATCATTTATCCTTCAGTATGAGCCCATATATAATACCCCCAAAAATGGCCTCTGAACAGCCTTATTTACCCTATAGAACCATGTTTTTTGTAATTTTAGTTTTTTACAAAAAAAATTTTTTTAAAAAAAGGGAAAAATTGAATATTTATTTTAAAATATAAAAATACTTAAAAAAATATAGTTATATTTATTTAGTTTGAATCCTACTATAAGCAACATATAATCCTCCTTTAACTTTTTTTATTCTATTAATATCATGAAAACTAATATCTTTTAATGGTATTGACTTACCTTGAGCGCAATATAATGTAATTGCATACGCATGTTTGAATTCTCCCAATAGAAATTCATCTTTTGTTAATTCATATTCAGTTATTTCGTCTGATAATACAATTGTATTACCATATTTTACTATTTCTAATATCATTTTATTGGTTAATCCTTTCTTAATCAATTTATTACTCTTACATATTAATTTACCACCTACTTTAACTTTAATATCTCCAAACCGATCTGTCCAGTCCTTTGTAATAGAATCATTTATCTTCTTACATGTATCATTAAAATAACATATATTACATTCTGATATTATGTTATGTCTTTCTAATTCAAATGTAGGTATATATGTACCGTCTTTCATTTGATCATATTGTTCTCGTGTATAATCATTTCTATAATTCTCTAACATAGGTAATCTTGCCTCAAACATACTACGTATTCCTAAATGTTTTAATGGATTTAATTCAACATTACTACTTACTGGAGGTAATTGCCCACTATCACCGAAAGCAATTATATTCTGATCTGTATTTATATTTAAATATAACCATTTCCAATTATGAGGTTCTGTTAGACCAGCTTCGTCAATTATTATGTATTTTGCATCTATTTTAGATTGCATCTTCATTGAAGCAAATGTATGTGCTTCATATTTCTTTTTTCTATAATCAACTAATGGATTGTGATGTTCGCATAATATAATAAAATCATTTTTATATGCATGTGGTATATCTTTTTGATACTTTACTATTGTAGGTATAATTTCATTTATAGTAGTATATGTCTTTCCACAACCTGCATAATTATCTCCTAATATATCTGTACATGTTTGGAATTTTGTAATCTTATGTAATTTTTTATCAGTATATGGTTGAAATCTACCTATTATATTTTTTGATGAGTTATAATCCTCGCGTTTCCATCCATGTATTTCTTTATTTAAATCATCTGGTAATGTACCAATATATGAGATAGAATCTGTTTTTATTCTGATTAATTTTTTAAGTAATCCATTTTTCTGTAATTCTTTTACTTTAGAATATACTATACTAAAGCAATAATCAACTACATAATGAGCAAATGGTAATAGTGTTTCATTATATCTTTTTTTATTTTCTTTATTTTGTAATGCTACAAAAATATCTTTATATTTCATATATTCTACATTATCTGCCTCTTTATCATCTAAAAATGCTCTTTCAACTACTACAGAATTAACTCCATATGTATTACCTTTTTTCTGGCAACATCCGATAAATATATTAAAAATAAATTTAGTTAGACTCATATCTTTATTTGCCATTTCTTTTAATAATTTACTAAATGGATTATTATATAATTTAGGTTCTTGAAAATATTGTATAGTTGCAAACCTTTTAAAATGTTTTAATCTGTATCCAGAACATACACCATTATTAACACAATCTAAATAATCTGGATGAACATCTTTAACATAATAAAATGTTGTATCTTCAATATCTCTACCATCATATTTGTAAACATAACATGTCTCATCAATAACTGGAAAATATTCTAAATTTATTCCTGCTCCGGTATGGGCACCATTTAAATCAATTTGGACAATATTGGGATTATTAGAAGGAATAGCCATGTGAACTGGTTTAGGAGTATTCCAGTTAGATACAAATACTGAATATAATTTATTCTTTTCAGCAATATCAAAAAATGGTGTGGTAAAACTCCAATTTGTTGATAAAAGTATTTTCATATTCAATTCTTTGTATAATTTATAGGCATTAAATGCCTTTTCATCTACATATAATACATCATTTGATATATATCTGTTTAGTATAATTTCTTTAATATCCTCATGCTCTTCATCCATTATTACGTTTGTATTCATCCATTCTAATCTGGTTTTTTGTTTTACATGATGAATTAAACTATTATTTTTTATTAACTTGATTTTTTTAATATTTTTATAATCCTTCTTTTTAAGATTTTTATATTCATATGTCTCTAAAGGATATAAATGTCTATTAGCAACTATAAATCGCCATATTTTCCTATGTTCATCTTGTTTAAATGATGATACCTTATTCCACCACTGATCGTAAATTTCATTATTAACATTATTATCTTCTAAGAAGTTTATTAATCGATGTACAGTCCAGCTCATCTTATCTTTTATTTTTTTTAATGCTTTTACTATTCTCATTTGTTTAGCATTCTCTTCTAAATAATCATACACACAATGATTTCTAATAATAGCATTATTAGCTTTAATATCATATTTTAATGGTAATACTCTTACATCTTCGATAGGCATATCATATATCATTCTTTTAAGTGATATTCTGTTAATAATGTCAGTATAAGACCAATTAAATTTTGCTCGAATTGCACTATCGTATTTATCACTTAAATAAGCTGTTATCTCGTCGACTATATCATCTTCTGATGCTTTCTTTACCTTCAATGATAATATTTCAGTTACTCTCCACCATCCTTTATTTGGTTTTTTAGGATCTTCTTTACTAAATAGCAACCATGCATCTATATATACATATCCACTATATGTTTTGTTTTTACCAACTTTTGTTCCTATCATTTTTTTAATAGGAGGTTTCTTTTCTTTCTTTTTCATAACGATTTGAGATTTCTTAAGCTGAGATACTGGATTTCTTGGCATATTACTATATAATATATTTAGATAATATTTCTTTATACCATTTTCTGATAATAAAATTTACCAAAAAATGGGTTAAAAAATAAAATTAAATTTTTTCTATAACTATATGTTTTTTATACAATGATCTGCGTTTATTTTCTATATACCTTATACATGTCATACGTGAAATTCCAGTATCTTCACATATAGTTTTAACTGTAGTATATTCTTTTATTCTAACAGGTTTATCATTATTATCGTAAAATATAATTCTATAGTTTATTTTTTTACCTGGTATGTTTCCTCTTCCCTTAGGATTGGGAATTCTCTTGTTTGTTTGTTCAGTCATAATATATAATTATATATCATATTTTTTATACCATTTTTGGTCTTATTTAAATAAAATAAATACTACTTTAAGTAGGTAGTATTTATTATGAATTATAGAATGGAAATTATATATTACAAAGTATAAACAGCACAAGAATAAATTACAAAACAGCACAAGCAAGCAAGATTTTTATCGGGCAATTAGAAAGGACACGATTGATGGAGACACTCCTATATCTCCATACTATATATTTAGAAAAAAATATTTCATAATTTTACTATATCAAAATTATACAAATCATGATTTTTACATTTCTTATATATATTATATGTTTTCTGATATGGTACAGCTAAATCTTTACTTATCTTTGCAACAGACTTATATTCTTTCTCATACACAACTTCATTATTTTCACATCTAACTGGATGTTTATAAACAGTTAATTTATATGGCATATATATATATACAATATAAAATGTCAGAAATTACAAATATGTTAGATGATTTAAAAATTAGATTCTCAGACCAAATGGAAGATGATATAGAATATTTAATAGATAATTTAAATATGACAAGAGAAGAAGCAGTTTATGAAATTATATCGTGGGATTATAAAGAAGATGTTGTATCTTATGATTCATCATCAGATCCAGAAGAATGGTCATATTTATCAGATTCAACAAATAGTATACCACTAAATGAACAAACAAGTGAAGAAACAAGCGATGATGAATGGTCTGCAAGTTTGGAAGAATTAAAAATAGTAATGAATTCTGATTAACTACCAAAGAAAATGCCATGAAAACCAGCTTGCAGTGAAAGGAACAGTATATGCGAATCTCCCATCTTTTAATTTAATTTTAGAATGTCTTGCACGATATCTATCCCTCCTATCCTTATCATTATGATCAAGATATGAATACAATTTAAGAGGTGTACTATCTTTATAATGTTGATACCCTTTTTTATTATCTTTTAGAGCACCAAAGTCTACTTTACCTAACAATGTATTTGTTGGTGATAATACCCATACTCTGTACTTCTTATTTTTTAGTGGGCTTTTCTCCCATACTAAAGTATGATTTTTATATGTTGTAGTAGTCATAAAAATTTTATATATATATAATATAGTTAGATAAAATGTCAAAATTAGAAATAACTAAAGATGGCAATATGATATTAGATGGTAAAGAAATAAAAGATAATAAAATGGTAGGTAGAATACATGAACGAGCCAGAAAAGAATTAAATAAAAAATTACCCAAAGAAAAAAGGAAATATAAAAACAAAAAAGATAATAATAAGCAATGGCGTGACTTTTTTTCAACACTGAAATCACAAGAAGAGTTTCAAGATTTGGGTAAAGAAGAATTTATGGAGGTTGCACGACTTTTATATCATGAGATGAAAGATAAAATTGAAGAAGAAGATGATTATATAGATGAATAAAATTATCTATAATATATAATATAAGACCTTTTAAAGTTCTTACTTTACTTTCAAATCTAATTCTCTGATAGTTGTTAAAATCTGATACTGTCTTGTGACTCTGTATCACTTTTGCTTTCTCTATTGTTTTAAATTTCTTTCTACTCATATATACATTATAGATGAATAAAATTATCTATAATATATAATATAAGACCCTTAAATATAGCATGTTTACACTAAAAGCCCCACAAAGTTCAGACTTTAAGGATATATTGTACATAAAAGGTGGTAAATACAATGGACAAACGATATCTATAGACACAGATCTTAGTAGAGATGCGGATACTGAAGGTAAATTTAAAGAAATAGTGATACATGATGGCACTTTAGAGATAATGCCACCAGCAAATAATAAGAGACAATGTATATTTATTATCGGTCCATCTGGTTCTGGTAAGTCATATTTCTGTTCTCAATACCTTACAAGATACAAGAATATATATCCAAACAATGATATTGTCTTGATTTCCCCAGTTACTGATGACAAAATTTTAAACAGACATAATCCTATAAAATTGTCAATAAATGATAGTAATTTTCTTGATCCAGAAAGTAGAGTTGAACTTGAAGAATTGAGAGATAAATTAGTAATCTTTGATGATATATCTGCTCTGAAAGATAAAAAATTGAGAGAAGGTGTTCAGCAACTGGTCCAAGAAGTGCTTTTAACAGGTCGTCATTACAATATTAGTTGTTTAATAACAGAGCATCTATTAGTATTATCAAATACATATATACGTCACTGCGTGAACGAATCTCATGCATTAGTTTTATTTCCTAAATCAGGATCGACATATCATATTAAACGTATCTTAAAGGAATTTGCTGGAATGGATTCTAAAATGATAAAAAAAATATTAGGAGTACCATCAAGAAGTGTATTTATCCATAGAAACTTTCCACAATATGTAGTTGGAAGAGATTGTGCCTTTATGGTTGAATAATCTTATTATATATAACATATATATATAATGGATCTCTTATTAACTAACCATCAGGTTGAAGATATAGCTGGAGCTCCCTTAATGACATACAGATATAACCAATTCGCAAATTCAG